CCCAGTCTTCAATGAGGGCGCGAATCTTCTGAGGGGTAACTTCTGACATATTGTGTACGTCAAGCACCATGCGTTGACCAGTATTACGTTCTACTGCGTACATGATTGCTGCGGTTTTGCCAGACATAGCAGGGTCAAGACCCATAAGCAAGATCCACTGACCTTGATCCTTTGGGTGACCAGGCGCACCATAGTGGATGTTTCCACACTTGCGCATACGGTTAATAGCATTATTAACTAATGCTGGAGAGAATACTGCGTCCTCTTCCACATCCTGCTGCATATAGACCAAAGCCCATGTAGAGGACATGACTTCAGAGCGTCTGCGATGAAGGGCAGGTCCATCCCACTTAGGGTAAAGACCATCTTCATCTGGCTCTTCGTCTTCATCACCAATCCACGGACGATCAGATTTCTCCCATAGAGTCTTCCAGTCTTTTGGATTATCCGCGAATTCAAGAACTGCTGGCATAGCCAAGTAGGTAAATGGAGATTTACCACCAGCCCAGTTATCTGGGTTACGTAGTTCCTTGTACAAGTCTACCGAAGAAACGCGAGTTCCTGCGATAATCAACTTGCCGTTCTTGCCGAGACGTGTAATGACCATCTTCTGCAACCAGTTGAGTTGCTTCTCCCATTCGTGGGCGTTCGTTGTCGTCACGATGTCGTCAAGAATAATTAGATCGGCGCGAGCACCGTAGATCTGCTGACCTACACCAAGAGCCTGAACCGTAGGGTTCGGGTCTCCTGAAGAACGCTCTAGATAGATACGATCCTGCGTCCACTGGTCAGCGGTCTGTTGCCAGCCACCTGTCGGTCCGTAGACCTGATGCATCTTGGCAAACTGCTGATCAGTAAGCCTTTGCTTGATAGCGTACAAGAACTCTTTGGCGCGGGTCTGGGTCTGGGACACGATCGCGATACGAATGTTCGGATCCATAGCAATTCGGTAGGTAGCGTAGTTCACGGTCAGTACCGTGGACTTGGCATGTTCAGGTGGTACATTGACCAGTAACCGCTGCGGGTCTCCCTCATCAAAGATCATAGACTCGTGCAGCCACGAAGGGGCGCGACCCTCTAGAACATCAATCCAAGCCTGATGGTGGGGGAATACCTTTGAGTGCAGAAACTCCTGCGAGAAGGTGGCGAAGTCAATATTGAACTTGCCATCTGAGATCGAAGCCTCTAGTGCCTCAGTGCCGAAGGCGCGGGCATCCTCCATCTTAAGGGCGAACTTGGGATCCGTCAACCACTTCTTGAGGGTTTCCTTCTTCTTGCCGATCGTGGCAAATGCGGAGTCGGGGTCCACACCCTGCCGAATCAGGGCGAGGAACTTATCCTGATCCTGCCGTAGTCGAACTACGTTATGGTGCTCACCACCAGATTTTGCTCCCACGGAGGAATCCTAACTAAATTAAATAAAAGACAAATATGCGCACTAAATAAATTATATATATAATATAATAAAAGCGTCTCCGAAGAGAGACGCGTTTGTGTTGCGACCATAAGCACTAGTCGCATTAAAAAACCCTACATATATATTAACCCCATTACAAGACACTTGTAACGAATCTTTTTCAAATATTTTTCTAGACAATAAAAAGTCCTTTATTCTAGGGGGAAATACTATAAAAAAATTTATCATGTAGTCTACGTATATAGAGTCTGAGTCCACTAAACACCGTAGGTCAAGTTGAAACAAGTTTCATTGACTACGGGGTATACACATCAAATAATATGCCTATGGCATATATTATTTGTGTGATACCGTACCCCTACGGGGTGTATCTGACCCCATGGTACTGTTAATATAAATGATAATCAATTAAGTATCCCTGACTGTCTGCTACGCATCCAGTTGGGGGGCTACATAAATTGTGTTTATCATTTATGCTTCGCCATCTGTGTTCTATCCTATCATCAGCGGGTTCATCTATACTTCTTGTCTCCTGCTCGTGTGAGCAAGATGTACATCTGTTTCGGATGAACTTCCTTTGCTTCGCCTTTACGGATCCTTGCCTTCCAGTCTCTTGTACCAGCCACGCCAGCCCTCATGTTGCAGGGTTTCGGTTAGCGGTGTCTGCCGATGTTCGGGCTTTCACCAAGCCACTTCATCTTGTCACCTTCGGCTCCTGAGGAGCACTAACGTCCTCGTTCGGCAGGAAGCCTAGACCCTGCATCTATCGTTGGGAGATACCGATACACAGGAACCCATAGGTTTCTAGCATGATCTGCGTATGACCTTGAGTCCGAGGACTGGCTCTTGTCTCTGACAAAGATGTTCTAGACCCTCTGTGAGATATCCTGCGTTGCTACGGAGATTTGCATAGTCGCACCCCTCCGCTATGCGGTGTCAACCCCCGCCGCGCTTCGCGCGTCTTGGGGGTATGCTAAAGTGACACCGCGCGGAGCCGCGCGTCTCTGAAATCACCTAGCAGCCGCTAGGATATAACTCAACAGAGGAGAACATCTAATGTCAAATCCAACAGGCACAGTCCTTTCGGACTGCAAGGTTTCATACGCTCGATCAGGCAAGACAACCAATGGAACCGCTGTAGTATCTGGTATCATCCAGCAACGCTACGATACAGGAGGCTTCCAAGCCTCATTCTCGTACGAGTGCTACTCGGACCAGAAGGATATGCTGCTCAAAGCAGCAGACAAGATTGAAGCAGCGGTTCAAGCAGCCGAACTATCAGGCACATCCGCTGAACCAGAAACGCCAGCCAACATTACGGTCCGCGTGTCGGGGTACTTCAAGACAAGGAAGCCTACAGATACTCGTAAAGAGTGGAAGCAGGTGTTCATCATCGAAACAGTGGACATCGTAGAAGCCCACTAGTCGAAGCAGGAGCGGGAAGTCTAGTTGATTCCCGCTTCTGTCGTGTTCGGGGTGAACGATGGCAAAGCGTCATTGTTCTTACTAAGTTAGGAGTAAGTTATGTGGGAATTTCTATCTACAGTTAATGGTTTTGATCTGTTGTTGGTCATTATCATAGTAAGTTTAATTATACGTGTACGCCTATTGAATCACGAATGTGAGTCCTATGTACGTCAGATTATGAAGGCAAGTTGGGAGATCCAAAGTCTTAAGAAAGGTGGTGAGTAAAAATGAGTGAAGTATTATGTGGTGATTGTTGTAACTCTATGTACTGGTCATTCCAGTATAAGAAGTTTATATGTACTTCTTGCAGTCGTTAAGTTTAAGTTCCGTAACTCCCCCTGCGGGGCGAGGGGAGTTACTCCACTCAATTCAATATCAATCAGAAAAGGAATAAGATAATGTCGAATATAAGTAATTGGATAGTAGATGGTTTCCATGTAGTAGAGGAAACTATTAGGTACGAGAATGGTCATGTGCGTGTATCGCATGGCACAATCATGGAGTTCGATTCGGAACTTGATGAGTTCACAATCAATGCAGTTCAGTATGATGGTGCTCCAGATAAGTGGGGCAAGTTCAAGTCTTACGAAGAACAAGATGTGCCATCAGGTCACGATTGGGTAGAACGTAACGAGATGTTTGAATCATCATGGAATATCGGTGATGGTTGGACGGAAGCACATGCAATGGGTTTACCTGGATTATATACAACTGATCCAGAGTTAGTGATTCTTAAGATGAATAACGTGGTATGCGATAGTTGCCACGTTTACACCAACAAGTATGAAGATGAATGCGGATGGTGTGGAAGTTTAATTAGAGTTGCTGTATAGTTAAGTTAGATGGGCTGTCCCCCTGCTTCGCGGGGGGGACACGCCCTTAAGTTACATCAAAGAAAAGGAAAAGAAAATGGAAAATCAAATATCAGTAAGTGGTAAGTTAAAGAACGTAAGAGAGTTTAAGAACAATAGAGGAACGCTGATGGTTGCACAATTGACCCAGCGTGACGAGCATGACCGTGCTGTATTTACTATGCCTATTGTTATTCACGATTCTGCGACTCAGAAAATTGTACGTGATTTAGATTCAGTTCGTGCAATGGATGAAGATTACACAGTACTTGTGACTATCAATGGTCAGTTAAATACTCGCTTTGATCGTGAGCCTAATAAGGATATGGCAGATCGTAAGCCACCGTTTACTCGCATTGTTGCACAAGAAGTATTAGTTTAATATCAACAGATGGTCTGGCACTAGGTAAGAGTGGGACATTGGAGTGCGATGCACCCTCGCCATCTATTTTAATTACAAAGAAAAGGAGAATACAATGGGACTAGATCAGTACCTAAATGTAAGTCGAAGCGAAAGCAACTGGAACTTTGAAGTTGATGAGCGTGGAGAGAACGACAAGTACAACAAGATCATTGATATCATGGGTCTTGATAAGGCTAGACTTGAGCGTCACCCAAGTATAAAGATTGAATACACTGCTATCTATTGGCGTAAGGCTAATCAGATTCACGGTTGGTTTGTAGATAATATTGGTGATGGTGTAGATGAATGCCAAGAAATGTATGTACCAAGAGCATCATTAGTTGAACTACATAATACATGTGAGAAATTATTGGCTGCGAAAGCAGAGGATAGAAAAGATCTTGAAGATCTAGCAACAGAACTATTGCCACCAACAAGTGGATTCTTCTTTGGTACATATGAGATTGATGAATGGTACTGGGGAGATATCCAGCACACATACGACAGTCTTACTGAATTGTTAGAAGAAATCCCTGAAGGTAGTTGGGATCATTTCATTACATACCAGGCTAGTTGGTAGACATGAACGAGTTCTGGAGTAAGTATTATTCTGCACTAGAAGGTGCAACTATCCTAAAGTTTGAGCCAATGATAGATGAGAATGAAGACATTGAGTTCCCATCTTTCTTAGTTGAATTTGCTAATGGAGAAGTGGGTCACATTGAAATCTCACAAGATCCAGAAGGTAATGGTCCTGGATTTATCTTTGGGTTACCTGTTCCTGGAGCAGACTCCCAAGGTAGACTATACGTAGTAGGAGATTAAATGAAAGGCTATCTTGTAACTGCCGTGCTAGATAACGATACATTTGATTGGATTGAAAAGATGAATGTATATCAAGACGATCCATCTAATATCATCTGGATTAAAACTTCAGTTGAAGTTGAATACGATGAAGCAACTGGTGAGTTTGAATTCATTAAGAGAGGTGAGTAAGTATGAACGTACCAAGAGTAATACAGATACTACAAGATGAATTAGAATCAGTAGCCCTTGATGATGCAGAGAATGCGCTTGAAGGTACTGACTGGCATGAAGAAGCATTGGCTGAGGCATGGCGTAATGGTTATGCACGTGCATTGCAAGTAGTAACAGAGGAGTATGAACCATGCAAACACCATTAGGAAATTATCTATACTTAAAGTATGCAGTAAGATGGTACAAGTTTATGATCATGCAGAAGTTACGTCATCCAAGCACACCTTGGATTAAATACTAAGTTCGTGATCCCCCACTTCGCGGGGGGAATCACTCACAGAAAAGGAAAAGAAATGGAATCACAATTCACACCAGATGAACAGATTGATGTCACTGATATCTATGATCTCAATCATCTAAAAAGTATAATCGCAAGTCTTAAGTCAGATCTTCATCGTGTTCGTAATGATCTAACAGTTGCATTAGTTGATGCTGAGAATAATCGTAAGTTAAAACTAGAGAACTGGGAAAAGCACAACCTAGATATTACTCGCATCGGTGAAGCATTAATCCAAGAGGCAGAAGATCGTGATTGGTGCAGTGCTTATGATGATTTTATTGAGGAACTCAATAGGTCTTTAACCATTGAACTAAAGACACGCGAGAAAGAATATGAAGTAGAAGTAGAAGTAACTCAGAAGCGTAC